ATGGCTACTATAACCAAAAGGACAAATCCGTCGGGGGCTGTTGTTTACAGGGCGCAGGTGCGTGTGAAAAGGGAGGGTTATCCTCCGTATTCCGAAAGCCGGACTTTTTCTAAAAAATCTCTTGCGGTTGAGTGGGCAAAGCGGCGTGAATTTGAGATTGAGTCAAATCCTGACCTGCTTTTTAACGACGGCAAGCGTGAATTATGCCCTACGCTCAGGGAGGCTGCAAAGCGGTATGTGGACGAAGTTCGGACGAGTTACAGCGAAACAAAGCTTGGGGTTATTAATTTTATTTTAAATTTTGATATAGCCAATAAGCGGCTGAATAGGTTAACGCGTGCTGATTACTCTGCTTTTGCCTTTGCCCGGCAGAAGGGTTGCCCTGAGCTTGGTATTAAGCCGGTGGTTGCTTCTACGATTAACGGCGATTTACAGTATATGCGCTCGATCATTAAGCACGCGCATTTCGTTTGGGGGCTTGATGTATCATGGGCTGAGCTTGATGTTGCGATGGAGGGTTTGCGCAGGGCGCGTGTCATCGGTAAGGCACGCCGGCGCGATCGTTTGCCGAATAACGATGAGCTTTTGAGGCTGACGGTTTATTTTTTGAGGGCTTGGCGGCGGGTGGTTGTCAATCCGAAACGTCTGCCAATGCACTTGATTATGTGGTTTGCGATTTATTCCTGCCGCCGTCTTGATGAGATTGCGCGGTTGCGCTGGTCTGATTTTGATGAGGCGAACCGTCTTTGGCTGGTGAGGGATTTGAAAAACCCGAGAGGGAGCAAGGGCAACGACAAGGCTTTTATGGTGTCGGATGAGGCAATGGCTGTGATTGATTTGATGCGCTCTCCTGAGGTTTTGCGGCAAATGAATGTACGCAATAACGACTTGTTGCTTGGCGGGTATAAGGGCAGGAGTGTCGGCTCTTTGTGGCAGCGTGCGTGTCGTGAGTTGCAGATTGAGGATCTGCGATTTCATGATTTACGGCATGAGGGGGCAACAAGATTGGCTGAGAAGGGTTTGTCGATTCCGGTGATGCAGCAGTTCACGTTACATGGAGATTGGGAGAGTATGAGGCGATATACCAATCTTCGGGCAAGGCCTCCGGTGTTGGAGATGATGAAAGCTCTGCAAGAGGCTGATGAAATTGTTAGGGCTGAGCAGCCTGATCGCTCTTTTTTCGCCTGAAAGAAAAGGCCGTCTGAAATTCAGACGGCCTTTTTTCAATTTCGTACTTTTGCCCATTCGTCTTTCGCCTTGCTTTCGATTTGGTCTAGCCATTCAGCTAGGGCTGATACGCTTACAAACTTGGGGCTTTTCTTGTTTCCATCTGCCGAGATTACCGGCCATGGCAAGCTTTGCGCATTTGCTTTCCGGCGTGCTACTTCAGGGCTGAGGTTCAAATATTCTTTTGCTACGGTTTCCAGTGGAATATGAGTGTTGCCGTGTATCAGCATTAATCTAGTTTCTGTTGGCATTTTTGACATTTTCTCGGTCCTTATTTGTTTTGCCGTCGGCCTTGTTGCTACTGTTTGCATTTTGGTTCCTTTGCTTATTTGAGGCGGTGACGGACGCCGCCTTCCAGTTCGCGCCGCTGTTCTGCCGTGTGGCCGTTGATGCTGTACACGCCGTCTGTGCCGAAGCTTTCCGCCGCCCGTATCTCCAGCGATACGGTGTTGAGGATGTTGCTGCTGATTTTGCTGACGGCCTGCGCGGTGTTGGCGTCGATTTTGCCGTCTTTGAGTTTTTCGAGGGTGTCGAAGAGGCTTTCCCTTAATTGTTCGGTTACGCTTTTGCCGGTCATTTGTTCCTCCATCTTCTGTTTTTGCAAATGGTGCTTTTGAGTTTGTCGTTGGCTTTGACGGTTTCTTTCAGCTCGTCGGGTATGGAGAGGAGCTCGGGATAGGCGGTCAGCATCCCGATTTTTTCTTTGAGTTTTTCTATCGGGTAGAGGTATTCGCTCCACGCTTTGCCGCTGCCGTGCAGCACGTCTTCTACAATCTCGATTTTCCTGTGGTTGATGAGGGCGAGGCTGGGGATGATAAATACATGCCGGTACGCGCTTTTGTCTTTAATATCTGCGGTTTGGTCGGCTTTTGCAAAGATGACGAAGATGTCGGTTTCCAGTTTGTTGTCGCAACGAAGTCTGATTTTCCGCTTCTGACCGCGCCCGCTTTCGCTCAAGGCGGTGGTTTTGATGTCGATTTTCACGCCGTTGAGTAGGAAGTCGTAGCGCGGCATATTGCGACGAATGGCCAGGTTGGCATTGACGGCGTCGGGGAATATGTCTTGGAAGATTTCTTCGCCCACACGGCCTGTCTCTCCCGCCTTGCTGTTGACGATGGCCGCTTCCGTGATGCGTAACACGCCGCTGTGCCGGGCAATCATTGTCGCCTGGATAATGTCTATTCCTGCGGCGTGGGCGGCGGCGCGTATGTTGGCCTGTTCGTATGTCGTTAAAAAGGTTTTGATTTGCGCGTCGGTTGCGCCGAAGTTGCTGATCATTTCGGTTTCCTTTCGTTATGCCGTCCTCTCAACGGCTCGGACGTTTTAGGCATATCAGATGAGTGCATTTCAAGCTCAGCCTGCTCATCTACCCATTTTTTAAACTCTGCCCATGTTTTAAACTTTGTGACACGGCCTTTTATTAGTCTGTTGAGTTTGCTCAAGAGATAAAATAAAAACATCAAACCAGTGATAAAAGTCCAAAATATCGAATCTGCCCAATGGCTAATATATAAGCAGAATCCAAGCATTAATCCTGTTGAAACATCTTTTATTATGCTTTCCAGAAGGCTTTCGCTTGCATCGTATGCAATGATGTTCTTGTCTCTGATTTCAATCATTTTGTTTCTCCAAAGTATTCTTTTAATTTTTTGTACAAATCATTCGCGTGGTTGATGCTCATAAAAATGTCATCTTGACCGATAATAATATCCACGAATCCTTGTTCTTGGTTTGCTGCGATTTGCACTGGTACACTCTCAGTCCATTGCGATAAGTCGATATTTGCCATTTTTAATTCCCTTTGCTTCTGTTGGTTCGGATGTATTCGGCTTTCTCTGCTGCCTCTTCGAATGTTTTATATTCTGCGATGGTTTTCGCTTTTCGTTTAAAGTGGCCGTTTATTGACCAGTGTTTTTTGTCATAAAAAGTGTCGACATGTTCGACAATAATCCATGTGTTTTTTGGGCTTCTTTTAACGGCAATGTTTGGGTGTTGGCGGCTCATGTCTTTCTCCTTGCTAGTGCGGCCAGTGTCCGCCGTGCCAGTCGTCATTGTTTTTGGTTGTTTGCATTTTTATGTAGTAGACGATTGAGCAGGCGATTAATCCTGCTGAAAAACAAATTAATAAAAGTGCTAAATATTTCATTGTGTGGCCTCCAGTCTTTTCCTTTTGCGTTGACGGTGTGCTTCTTGGTTTAGGATTGGCTCTGATTCTTTCAGTGCGGCAATGTAATGCTGCCAGCTTGCAATTTTGAGGAGCCATTTGAAATCTGATATTGACTGCTCTATGTGTTTGATTTCATCGCCAGTCAAAATAAATTTATTGGTTTTCTTTTCGCGTGTTGCGATTCTTTCCAAAACGTCTGTCGTGGTATCGACTGCGATATCAAATAGGATCGACAGCCTAAGCTTAAATTGCATATGGTCGTCGGCATTGTCGAAATTGACTTTGGCGCGGTTCATCACTTCGAGTAGGGCAACATACAAGTAATGGCATTCGCACATTTGGAAGAACATTTGACCTGTTGCTTTTCCGGATTTGACTAGGTCAAGAAAATTTGTGTATCCGGTTAATACGGCATTGATTGTTTCTTCGGATAGTGGTCTGTTGCTTGTTGCGTGTGCTACGAGCTGTATTGGGTTGACGTGTGATTGCCGGGCGGTATCAATTAAGTACAGACGTTTTTTGCAATATTTTTTCCGTGGGCGTTTGTTGGTTGCCATGTTTCATTTCCGTGGTGTGCCGTCTATCCATTTGCGGAATCGTATTCCTGTGACGCGTTCGACGGCTATTTGTATGATGATTAGGACTAATACTAATATTGCCGGCATGGTTATTTCGGGTCTGTTGGTTCGAGAACGAGACCGCCTCCGATTAGTTCGGGATTTTTATCAAAATCGATAAAACCGCAGCCTTCCTGTGGGCATTCGATGTTGACTGTAACTGTTTCTTTGGCTGTCGCTTTGCCGGTCATGTAGCCTGCTGTGGCGATTAATATGGCAATTAGTATGTAGCGGATTTTCATTTTTTACCCTTTGTGTGGCCGTCTGAGATTCAGACGGCCTTTGGTTTTGTTTAGTCAGGGCGTCCGAAGTAAATATCTACATCGGCGAGAGATTTTTGAATTTCTTCGGCAATGTCTTGCGCCGCCTGCTCGATGACTGTATCAATCTGTTGCAGTTCGTACCATAAACTCAATGCGCCGGTATTCTTCTCAATGCGGAATTTCAACAACGCTTCGACAAAATACGGTGCGCCGCCTTGATATGGCGTGAAGCTGATGCCAAAACGCTCGAACATCTTGAGATTTTTCTCAGTGGCAGCATCGTCTTTGCTTGTGAAAGTAAAATTGATACGGCCGTCTTGTTCGCGGTAGCCTTGCTTGAATGTTGTCGTTTCGGTGTATTCAAGATTCAGCGCGAAATCTAAAACTTCGGCGGCTGTTGGATACGCTGCCTCCGGTTTGGCCGGATTTTGAGAAACGATGTTGCGGGCATTGTTGGTCAGGAAATGGGCAAATTCCGCTTGATTCATTTTATGGACATTGTTTTTGAGCCAGTTTTCTGCCGATGTCGTCTGAACCGGACGGAAAAATGCAACAAAATCGCCCCAGTCTGCTTGTACGGCTGTGTGACCGTTAATGATTGCGATGATGTTGATTTTTCCTGCTTTGTAGTCGGCATCGATAAAAATCTGTGTACCTTCCTGTTTGTGTTTAGTGACAAACTTGATGAGGCTTTTTGCGTCGTGAAATTCTGGTTGGCCTTTTTTATGCAAAGGCTTATCAAGCAGGGTTTCGTCTTTTGCATAGGCCCAATCAGTATCGTTACCGCAAGGATTGGCGATGATAGGCATGCCATTTGGAGCGGTAATGATGAAAGGCTTCTGAGCGGCTTTCATTGCGGTTTGAATCATGTTTTCTTGAATTTCCATTTTTGGATTCCTTTAATGTTGATGCGGTTATTCCGCGGGTTCTAGGTTTGCTGATTGTTAAGAGGTTTTGACCATTTTCAGCGATGAAGCTGGATCTTCGACGGATTTCAGTTTCAGGTTACCTTGCGCCGGATCGTCGGCTTGAATGTTGCCGTCAGGTGTGGCGAATACGATGCCGCCTTCGCGTTTTTCTTTTGGCAGTTTGGTTGTCACGTCGTGAGCAATTTTTACTGTGCCGTGGCTGATGTTCTGCGGCGTGATTTTCAGTTTCACCGTCACTTCGGCTTGCTTGCCGTGAGCAAGGCAGGCGCGGACGGCTTCGGACATTGCCTCGCCGAGTTCTCGGTCTAACCATCCGCCGTTTACGGTCGGGATTTGTTTAGATGCGGCAACGAATTTCTTTTCTTTGGTTTCCATTTTTTTGATTTCCTTTCAGTCAAAAATCAGTGTTAATAAGACAAACATCGCGGAAACGGCGATGTTCGCGGCGATTAAAATGGTTGTGGCTGTAATCATGGTTTCGATTTGGTTTTTTTGGGCCGTCTTAGTTTGATTCAGACGGCCTTTTTCATTGTTTATGCAAAAGCGGTCAGTAGAGCTTGTGCAGTGCGTTCAGATTCTTCTTTCTGCATTTCAGCGGCTTTGTTTACCAGTTCCGGGGTACAGTAAATTTCTCTGGCAAGTTTTGTTTTTGGTAGGTGGCACAAGATGCCATTTTTTACTGCTTGATTTAGCTCGCTTCGAACTTGTCGGGGGATTCGGCGGCAGATTCTGATGCCCTCTTTTTTTATTAAGTCAACGTTTGTCATTTTGCTTCCTTCGTGTTGTTTGTTTCGATGGGTGTAGTTTAGTAAACACTTAATTCACAGTCAAGTAAAAAGTTTATTGTTTATTCAATAAATATTAAATTATTTGATTTTTATGGGAATTTAATTTGCAAAAAAACGCCTAACAGGGATTGGTGATAGGCGGTTTCGGATATATAGGTGAAAAAAACCGCCCAGTGGGCGGTTTTTTCTTTGTTTTTGTGCCTTATATCTCCGCCCTGAAGGACGGAGTTTTACGGCACAGTGCTGATAAATCAGTTGTTCAAGTATTTTAAATCCATAATCTTCTGCTGGTAACAGTCTTTTTTCTGCTACATCTCTTCGAGCTTCCATGCGCCTTTAATTTTGCCGCAGATTTTAAGCTGTTCAAGGTCGTGTTTCTCTACAGTTTCGGTTTCGTAGCGTTTGTTGTCGCTTAGGATTTTGACGCCGCCGGTAACGGTACGTTGCAGGCGTTTGGCACGCAGGCCGTCGGAGACGTGAATAAGGTACACGCCGTCTTCCACTATTTCAGTAACGGCGGTATCGACAAATATAACATCGCCTTCATCAATAGTTCCGGCCATACTGTCGCCGCGTGCGGTGATAATTTTGATGTGGGACAGGTTTCCACCGAATTTGTCTTTGGCCCACAGGCGCGATACATTGACGTAATCGACGACTTCCGCGGGCAAGTTTTCGATACCATTGCCGCATGCCGCTTCGATGTTGAGGCGTTCAAAGCGGATTTGATAATCGTCATCTGAACCAATCGGGCTGTTTGGCGTAGAGTCCAAATAATATGATCCCATGCCGTAGTCTTCTTCCAATCGTCTGCTGACTTTTTCGCCAAAAGATGCTTTGCCGCTCATCAATTGGGACAAAAGGCTTTTGTCTTTTGTCGGTAGGGTTTTGTCTTCAAAGAATTTTTTTAAATTCTCAATCCGTATTTCTTTTAATTCTGACTTATTCATAGCTATCTCCCAGTAGTAATATTCATATTCTATTTAGTTTCTGCTAAACAAACAAATAATAAATATATTTGCTTTTAAGTTTAATGACTGATAAACTTGTTTAATGTTTGAAAATGGAGCAGATATGACTCACGCTGAATTTATTAAAACGCTTTCGACTAAGCGTGGAGCAAGGTCGGAATATGCCCAAAAGTTGGGTTTGTCTCTGTCGTTTTTGTGGCAAATCGAAAACCGAAGGGCGGTAACACCGAAGCGTTGTTATGAAAATGTAATTTTGCTTACCAATGGTCGGGTTTCTGTATCCGACCTGATTTCAGAAACGAGATCATAGTCTTGGTACGGATTTCTAATTTTCCTCCCATTGCCGATTAACACGCGGTTGGCAATTCAGCCTGCCCTCTCAAGGGGGGGGCAGGCCTTTTTTACGCCTAAAAAACGTAAAGGATGACTGAAAATGAATAAAAAATATGCAACAAAAGCCGAAATTAATACCGCCGCTCATGGCCGGTGGCGTGAGGTTTTGGAGGCTTGCGGGATTCCTTCTGAGATTTTGGACAAAAATCATCATCCATGCCCATCATGTGGTGGTACTGACCGATTCAGGTTTACCGATGGCAGCGGCTCAAGTCGTGGTAGCGGTGTTTGGATTTGTAACCAGTGCAAGCCAGATGGCGGCAGTCCGTTTGATTTGCTGATGGATGTGTGCGGATACAGTTTTAATGAGGCTAGAGATAAGGTTGCCTCCTTGCTTGGTTTGGCGCATGGGGATTTGGTAGATAAGGCTCCTAAACCTTTGCCGCCTCCTGCTCCGGTAAAAGAGGAAGAGCGAGATTTGTGGAGGCCCATCATTCCTGTGCCTGAATATGCGCTGAAATCTATGACCTTTAGAAATGGATTTAGAAAATCGGATGACCTTATTTTTAAATCTGTTTTCCGGGATAGCTCCGGCGCGGTTTTGGGTGGCGTTGCCCGATTTAAAAAATCAGACGGCGGAAAAATCGATCTGCCTTATACGTTTTGTGAAAATAAGAAAACAGGCGAGAAGATGTGGCGTTGGCGTTGTTGGGATAATCCGCGCCCATTGTACGGTCTTGATTCTTTGGCGGCTGACCCATCATTACCGGTTTTGGTTGTTGAGGGCGAGAAATGTAAGAATGCGGCAGATGCTCAGGGTTATAACTATGCCGTCCTGACGTGGCATGGTGGCTGTAATAACTGGGATAAGTCAGATTGGTCGGCGGTTGTTGATCGTGATGTTGTCTTGTGGCCTGATTGCGATTCGCTACGCCAAAAGCTGACTAAAAAAGAGCGTCAAGAAGGTGTTGACCCTGAGTCTAAACCATTCCTGCCACGCAATGAGCAGGGCGGAATGAAAGCGATGTTGGGTATTGCTGAGGTGCTGACAAAGCAAAATTGCCGCGTTTGGCTGGTCAACATTCCTGCTCCGGGTAGGTGGCCTCATGGTTTCGATATTGCGGATGCGATTGCAGACGGTGGGCGAATTGTCAATCCGTCCGAAGTTTTGAGCAAAATGGGCGCGGCGGATTGGCTGGTTGAGTATGTGCCGGTAGAGGAAAGGCCGTCTGAAAACTTTCCCGCACCCATTCAAGAATCGGAGCCGGAATCCGAGACGTTGCCTGAATCTCTTGAAGCAACAGGCAGCCAAGGGGGCGCGGGGGATGTGGATGCCGAATCTTTGTCCAAATTGCAAAAGCTGAAATCTGATTTCGGATTGGTTGAGGGCAAAGACCACGGTGTGAACAGAAAAACAGGGGTTACATATACTCGAAAAGCCATGACCGTCCATTTTGGCAAAGACGTTGTCGATGCGTGGTATGAATGGGGTCGTGCGCCGGTGCTGACTATGTACGAAATCAACCGCCTGAAAAAAGACTATGCGTTGATTCAGGCGGTCAAGAATGATGACACGCAAGATATGATGGAGCGGTTCATTTATCTTGATGGTTCGGCATCGATTTGGGACAACAAACTATGGCGCGTTGTCCCTGAAAAGGCAGCCCGGCTGTCAATGACGCCTGATGGTTTTAAAATTTGGGTCAATAGTCCGAGCCGAATTGTAAAACGGTTCGATCGATTGGTCTTTGAGCCTGGCCGGGTGTTGTCTGACGACTATATCAACATCTTCCGAGGCATGCCGATTGAGCCGAAATTCCCGATTCCCAAAGAGGATATGCCAAAAACAAACTATGAATTGTATAGATTGTTCCCCGAAATCAAGCCGATTCTGAATTTGATTAATCACTTATGTAATGGGGATTACCAACAGGTCGAATACATTTTGAATTGGTTGGCTTATCCGTTACAAAACGTAGGCGCGAAGATGACGACCGCCGTTGTCATGCACGGTCATATACACGGTGCCGGTAAATCTTTCTTTTTCGAGGAAATCGTCAAACCAATGTACGGCGAATACGGCGCAACATATGGTCAAGAGGACTTGGAAAGCAACTATACGGCAAACCGATCAGGCAAAATGTTTGGTATTTTTGAAGAGGTTTATACGAATCAGCAAAAATACAATAAAACAGGCAGCCAAAAACACATGATTACCGGCAAGACGATGCGCGTCGAGCGGAAATTCCAGGATGCTTACGAAGAAGCAAACCATATGAATTGTGTGTTTTTGAGTAATGAATCTCAGCCTTTCAAAATTGAGGAAAACGACCGGCGTTATTTCGTCGTGTGGCCTGAGAAAAAATTGGATAAAGCGTTGCGCGATGAAGTTTTAGACTGTATCGGCAACGATGGCGTTCGTCTGTTTTACAGTTTCCTGTTGTGTTGGAATTTTTATCTGACTTACGGGCAGCAGGAAACGGAAAACGAAAAGAGATATGAGGTAATCAAACTGGAAGAGCCTGTAAGATTCGATCCAAACACGCCGCCGCCGATGACTGCCGCGAAACAAAACGTCATTTCCTATGGCCGATATGCTTGGCAAACCTTTTATTCGGAGTGGGCTGGTGGTGGTATTAAAGACCTGCCGTTTTGCTGTTGCATTACGGACGACCTTTGGTTGGTTTACAAAGAGTGGTGCAGGCAAAACGGCGAGCGGGAAACGGGCAAAACCAAGTTTCTCCAACACATTGCTGAGAAGATGCCGCGGGCGCGGCGCTGGTGGCGGACGAAAAATAAAGATGGCGACGTATCGTGTCAAAACTGGATTTTTAAGCCGGCTGGCTGGCAAGCGGCGGACGGATTGCCGGAAATGGATGCCCTGGGCAATGAGGTTTTACGATTCCGCAGCGCTGGTTGGAGGTATCGCGGCGGTGAAGAAGTTTGACGATTGAGTCTGACATATGTATGATATTTTCAAAACGCGTGCGGCGGAGTTGTCGGGCGCGTTTTGTAGTTTGGATTTTTGGTTGTGCCATAAATTTGTGCCATTGTGCCATGCTCTGTGCCATATTTTAAATCGCTGAAAGCCTTATGGGGCATGGCTTTGTGCCATTGTTCCATAAATTTCAGCGATTTTTGCTTTACGCGAGAAAAAATTTATAGGTTTTCAAATTATGACACGGTGTATATATACCGTGTCATATTTTTTTGTGGCTGGATAATTTTTTTTTCTTATGCGAGATTTTATAAAAAATTTATGGAACAATGGCACAAAGCCATGCCCCATAAGGCTTTCAGCGATTTAAAATATGGCACAGAGCATGGCACAATGGCACAGGATTTTAAAATTTATGGCACAGAGCCGTATTTTCATTGAGCTTGCGGTTTTTGCCTAAAAAAATAATTTCATTTTGAATTTTCATATTCATTTTTTGATATAATATCTCTTTAAAAATAAAGCCCTGCGGATTCCGACGGCGGCTAGGGATGGTCAGCGTGAAACAAAGACTGACTGGAAATGAAATTTGAACTTGAAACATTGTTGGAATGGTGGGCTGATTGGTCTGCCAAGCGAGAGGATAACGGCTTGGGCTTCGGTTGTAGCCGGTTCAATCGGTTGATGGCGTCGGGCGAGCTTCCGCCGCGTGATGATTTCCGTGTATTGTTGCCTTATGGTGTTGACGGAGATGGAATAGGGAGTTTGGTTGACCAAGCAATCTGCCGTCTTAATCCTAATCGCCGACAGGTTATTATGGTTGAATACCAGCGAATAGGTACTCAAGAAGCAAAAGCGAAGGCATTGGGAATTACGCGAAAGGCTTATGAGCGGCGGCTTTCAAATGCTAGGCTTAACTTGGTGGCGGATTTATCTGTTAAAAAGTTGTTAAAAGCTTATTGACCCCTTGGGGGAAATCTGTTTAAATTATGGCAAGCTGTGTTTTACTGTGTGAGCAGGAAACACGGCTTTTTTATTTTCAGTCAAAAAAACGTGGATAAGGTCGTCTGAATCAGGTTCGGACGACCTTTTTGCGTTCGAAAAGAATTTATATGGGTCGATTAAAACAAATGTCTTCACGGCTCCGACCTGTTGAGCAAAACAGAATCGCCGTGAAGCATCCGCCAAAGACGGCGGAAAAACGTATGCGCGGTCGTAGCTGGATGAGCCTGCGCGAATCTGTGTTGATTCGTGACCAGTATCAGTGCCGGCAGTGTGGTCGGGTTGTGTTGCCGAGTGATGCTGAGTGTGACCATATTGTTCCGCTCGCTGATGGCGGCGCGGATGATGTGGAAAACTTGCAAACGCTTTGCAAAGACTGCCACTTGGAAAAATCTGTTTCGGAAAATCGCCGGCGAAATCGTGGCTGGTAGGGTAGGGGGTGTCAAAAGTTCATAGGGATTAGCAGCGGAAACCCCCCGCCCTCCCATTTGCAGAATTTTTTTCCCTGTGAAACTGTTAAAGCGATATTTTAACAGCTTGTTTAACATTGAATTTTTAGCATTTTATGCTACAAAAGTCGCCTTTAAAAAGCGGCTTTTTTTATTGGAATTTCACTATGGCAATGAACGAACAAAAGGAATTGTTTGCCAAAGCGAAATTGCGAGGGTTGTCTAACCGGGAGGCTGCGATTGCAGCGGGATATAGCGAAAAGACGGCCAGCGCAAGCGGCAGTCGTTTGGCAAAAGATGTTGATGTTTTGGCGGAAATCGAACGCCTCAAGCTCTTTCAGCCTCCTGAGCCGGTTACTGTTGTCGAACCATCTCCGGCGGCGGGTGTTTCGGATGTGCAGCCGGTTCAGGTTGTGCCTGTTGCGGAAAAGCCTGTGGAGGCATCGGAAAGTTTAGACAGGATTGCGTTGTCGGCGCGTGAGCGTGCTGTCGTTCGTGGTACTACGATTGAATTGGATGGCGTTTGCTATGACCAAACCGACCGAGGACCAGTTGATTTTGTGTTCTTTGGGTGTGATTTCGTTGAACCGCCAGCAGATTGATGCTGCGAAGGCGTTGTTGGGGTATTTTCACGGCAAGGTTGCGGATCAGGGTAAGAAGGATGCGGAGCGTGAGCGTGCCGCGAATGCCGCAGGCGGGCGGTTTAGCCCGATGGATGCCCCTAAACCCGTGCAAGGTTTGTTATGTTGAAGAAAACTTGGTCAACGGCATGCCCTGATTGGCAGGAAAGGATTATTGCCGGTAAAAGCCTGATTCCGTTTCCGCCGCTGTATCGGGAGCCTGCCGAAATGGCCTTGCGTATTTTCAAGCAGTTGCGCTTGGTGGATGTGCCGGGCGAGCCGATGATGGGCGAGGTAACGCGCGAATGGGTGTACGACTTTGTTGCGGCGATTTTCGGGGCCTATGAGCCTACTTCAGGTGTTCGCCTGATTCAGGAATTTTTCTTGCTGATCAGTAAGAAAAACATGAAATCGACCTTGGCGGCGGGGGTAATGCTGACTGCGCTGATTTTGAACTGGCGGAAAGAAGCCGAGTTTTTCATTATTGCGCCGACGGTCGAGGTGGCAAACAACAGTTTCAAACCTGCCAAGGCGATGATACGGGCTGATGAGGAGCTGTCCGACCTGTTTCAGGTACAGGACCATACGCGGACAATTACGCACCGGACGACCGGGGCAACCTTGAAGATTCTTGCTGCGGAAAGCGATACTGTGGCGGGCATTAAGGGAACGGGCGTTTTGATTGAGGAGGTTTGGCTGTTTGGTAAACGCTCTAAAGCCGCCGATATGTTTACGGAGGCGAAAGGCGGTTTGGCCAGTCGTCCGGAAGGCTTTGTGATTTACCTTTCTACGATGTCTGATGAGGCACCGGCGGGGGTGTTTGCCGATTTGCTGAAACGCGCCCGCGAAGTGCGCGACGGGAAGCGTGCGGATAATCGCTTATTGCCGGTACTGTATGAATTTCCGAAGGAGATGTTGGATAGCGGTACTTACCGCCTGCCTGAAAACTTTTACATCACCAACCCTAATATGGGGGCATCGGTTTCTGAAGCCTATCTGATGGGTGAGTTTGAGACGTCTAAGGCGGACGGAGAAATCGCGCTTCGTCGATTTATGGCGAAACATTTGAACGTCCAAATATCTTTGTCGTTGACGGCTGATTATTGGGCGGGCGCGGAATTTTGGGAGGAAAGCGGGAATCGTCCAGAAATCGACTTGGATTGGATGCTGGAACACTGCGAAGTCATCGATATTGGTGTTGATGGCGGTGGTTTGGATGACTTATTGGGGGTTTCTGCCGTTGGCCGTCTGAAAGACAATCCGCGGATGTGGGCGGCATGGTTTCATGCCTGGGCGCATCCGTCGGTGTTGGAGCGGCGCAAGGAAATCGCGCCGGCGTTATTGGATTTCTCCAAGCATGGTGATTTGACCATCGTCAATCGAATCGGCGATGACAGCGATGAGGTGGCGGGGTTGGTGGCTCGGGTTTATCAGAGCGGCTTGCTGGATAAATGCGGTCTTGACCCGCACGGGGTCGGTGCGATTTTGGACGCGATGTTGGAATATGGCGTTCCGGAAGATGCGGTTGTCGGTGTGTCGCAGGGCTGGAAGTTGGGCGCGGCAATTAAGACGGCGGAACGCAAGCTTGCGGAGGGCTGTTTTATCCATAGCGGCAGCGCGATGATGAATTGGGTGGTCGGTAATGCCCGCGTCGAGCCTCGCGCCAACGGTATTTTGATTACCAAGCAGGCAAGCGGTTCGGCGAAAATCGACCCGCTGATGGCGATGTTTGATGCGGTGTCGCTGTTGTCGCTGAATCCGACAGCCCGTGGTGCATCGGTTTATGAAACACGCGGAATCAGAATGTTGTGAGATAGGATATGGCGAAAGAGAAAAAAGCCAAAAGCAAAAGCCGCCCGCGTGCTGACTCGGGCGGCTTGGTTTTTGAGGGGTTGAATGACCCTGCGTTGTTGGAATTTATCCGTAGCGGTCAAATCGGCGGCGGCGTGGGCATTGATGGACGGCAGGCTTTGTGCAATGCCGCGCTGTATCGGTGTGTTACGTTAATCAGCCAAAGTATCGGAATGTTGCCTCTGAATGTGCTGCATAACGATGACGGGCGTGAGACTGCTACGGAGCATCCTGTTTGGAAACTGCTGAAACGGCAGCCGAATAAGTTTCAGACGGCCTATGAGTTTAAAAGTTTGTTGCAGAGCCATGTTTTGCAATATGGCAATGCGTATGCGCGGGTTATCCGTTCGCGTGGGCAGGTCATCCAGCTTGTGCCGATCCATCCGACTGCGGTGCAGGTTAAGCAGCGTGATGACTGGAGCGTGCATTATGTGGTTACGCGCAAAGACGGCGGTTTGCTGGATTTTGAGGCGGATGATGTATTGCACCTGCGCGATTTAACCGACGACGGCTTGGAGGGAATGAGCCGTGTGAAGTTGGCGAAGCGGGCGTTGGGGATTGCTTTCGATGCGGAGGATGCGGCGAGCCGTATTTTCTCAGAGGGGGTGATGGCCGGCGGTTATTTGTCAACGGACAAGGCGTTGAGTGATAAGGCGTACAACCAACTTCAGGAATCGTTGCAGAAGCGGTATAGCGGCAAAGCGAATGCCGGCCGTTTTATGATTTTGGAAGAGGGGCTGAAGGCGGAGAAATGGGGCAATACTGCTTCTGATGCGCAGCATATTGAAAACCGAAACCATCAAATCGAGGAGATTGCGCGGATGTTTGGCGTGCCGCGCCCGTTGCTGATGATGGATGACACGTCATGGGGCAGCGGTATCAGTGAACTAGGGGTGTTTTTCCTGAAATACGGACTTCTGCCTTGGTTCACGATGTGGGAGCAGGCGTTGACCCGTTCGCTTTTGAATCCCGCCGAACAAGACCGCTTGATATTCAAGTTTAATGCCGGTGCGCTGTTGCGCGGCAGCTTGGAGAATCAGGCGGAATTTTTTGCCAAAGCTTTGGGCAGCGGCGGACACGGCGCATGGATGACTCAAAACGAAGTGCGCGAAATTTCCGACCTGCCGAAATCAACTGATAAGTCTGCCGATACTTTGAGGCAGGCGCAACAAGGAAAGAATTATGAGCCTGAAGAATCTGCCGCAGATTAGTGCGTTGTCTGCCATGCCGAAATCGCTGTCTTTCGATATGCGCCCTGATGCGGCGAACCGTTGGGACAGCGGGGTTAAGGCGAAAACCGAAACCGACAATGTCATCACGATGTACGACCAAATCGGCGAGAGCTTTTGGAGTGAGGGGGTGACGGCAAAACGTGTTGCCGCCGCTCTGCGTGCTATCGGCGATAAAGAGGTTGTCGTCAACATCAACAGTCCAGGTGGCGATTACTTCGAGGGTATCTCTATTTACAACCTGTTGGCGCAACATCCGGCAAAGGTAACGGTTCAGATTGTCGGCCTTGCCGCCTCTGCCGCTTCTGTGATTGCGATGGCGGGCGACGAGATTCTGATGGGCGAAGGGTCGTTCCTGATGATACACAACGCTTGGAGTCTTGCGATTGGCAACCGTCATGATTTGGCGGGCAGTATTGATACGCTGTCGCAAATTGATGACGCGATGGCTGATTTGTATGCCGCGCGTTCGAGCCTGTCGAAGGCGGAAATCGTCGGCATGATGGACCGCGAAAGTTGGATTGGGAAATCGAAAGCCCTTGAAGATGGCTTTGCCGACGGCGAAATCGATGTGAAGGAAATCGAGCAGTCCGGCGACAGTGAGCAGAAAAAAGCGATGGCTTTGATTGAGTCAAGCCTCGCGCAACAGGGATACAGCCGCGCCCAAAGACGCGATGTGTTCAACAATTTATTCCACGGCACGCCACGCGCTGCCGAACCTGCTGTCAAGCCGTGCGCTGGCGGCGATATGAAAACGGCGCAAGCCTTGCAAAATTTGATTCAAACCATGAAAGGTTAAACCATGAAAAAAATGATAATTGCTCGCGGCCTCCTTGCCGCTTTTGCCGATGCCGGCAATTCTGCGCCCGATGTGGGCGCGTTGCTGGCGGAATTGAACAGTTCCTTTGCCGCATTCAAAACCAGCAAGGAAAAAGAAATTGCTCAGTTGCAGCAAGGCAGTGAAGAAGCCAAAGCAGCCGCCGCGAAAGCAGAGACTGAAATGGCCGGTTTGCGCGCCTCTATCGACGACCTTGCCGTACAAATTGCCGCCGCGCAAATGAACGGCGGTGCCGGTAAGCTGGATAAGGAAGCGCAGGCGGCGGTTGACGCGACTGTGTCGTTTATGAAGTCCGGCGAAGTACGCGCGGATTTGAAAAAATCGGACGATTCCAACGGCGGCTATTTGGTGCCGAAGGAATGGGACCGCACCATCACCGACAAGCTGCGTACTGTATCGCCGCTGCGTAAGCTGTTTAAGGTTCAGACGACCTCGAAGCCGAAATTCAGCAAACTGTACAATATGCACGGCGCGGGCAGCGGTTGGGTAGGTGAAGAAGATGCCCGCACTAAGACCGATACGCCGACGTTCAAATCTTTGGATTTTGAAACAGGCGAAATCTACGCCAATCCTGCCGCAACGCAACAGATGTTGGACGATGCCGAAATCAATCTCGAAGCATTCCTTGCCGATGAAGTGAAAACCGAGTTTGCTGTTGCCGAAAACAAAGCCTTTATCAGCGGCGACGGTCAAAAAGGCAAACCGACCGGCTTGCTGACCTATGCCGAAGGCGGCACCAATGCAACCAAGCATCCTTTGGGCGCAATCAAGGTTGTCAAATCAGGCAATGCGGCGGCGGTTACTGCCGATTCGGTCATTGATTTGGTTTATTCGCTGCCTGCCGAATACTCGCAAGGCGCGGGCTTTATGATGAACCGCAAAACGCTGGCCGCCGTCCGCAAACTGAAAGACGGTCAGGGTAATTACCTGTGGCAGCCGAGCTATCAGCAAGACCAGCCGTCCACTTTGTGCGGCTATCCGGTTTATGAGGTTGCCGATATGCCTGATGTTGCCGCAAATGCGCTGTGTATCGCTTTTGGCGATTTCAGCCGCGCGTATTTGATTCTTGACCGCAAGGGTGTGAGCATCCTGCGTGACCCATATACGAATAAGCCGTTCGTGCAGTTCTACACGACCAAGCGCGTTGGCGGCGGTGTGGACAATCCTGAAGCCTGCGTGCTGCTGAAAGTAGCGGCGTAATGTGAAACAAGGCCGTCTGAAAACGAGCTTCCGCCTGTATGGGCGGCGGCGTTTTAGTTTTCAGGCGGCATTTTTATTTGAAAAGGAAATGTGATGGCTAAATTCACCAAGCCGTTTTTAGGCGTTCCCGATGGGGAAATTTATCCTGTGCAGTATGGAAAAGGCGATGAAGTGCCGGCTGAGTTGCTGGAGGCTGCGAAAGAAGCAGGCTGTGTCAGCGGTAAGAAAGGCGATTCGAAGCCGCCCGAAGACCTGCCGTCCGACAATAAGCAGGATGTCGGTACGGGTAATGAAACCGGTATCCAGCAGTCCGGCGAAGGCCAGGGCGAGGGCGAAGCCGGTGATGAGGGCGGCCAGCAGGTTGAGCAGCAATGATACCCATCGAATTGGTCAAGCTTCATCTTCGTGTTGACGGGGATGATGAGGACGACTTGATTCGTCTTTATTACGAAGCGGCTGTGTCTGACTGTGCGGCTTATCTAAACCGTCCTTTGTACCAAGATGATGCAGAGGCGGCTGCGGCTGCTAAAGTCGGTAAGGCGGATGGTGTAGTGCTGAATTCTTCTATCTGCAATGCCATTTTGCTGACGGTCGGGTATTTGTATTCTACCCGTGAAGACGGTGCGGTCGGGTTGCCGCGTGCCGCTCGGCGGCTGTTGGAGCCGTATCGAAATCTGCCCGGCGTGTAGTCGGGTTTCTAGGTCGGTTAAGCGTAAACCGTACGCCCCAAAACGCTCTTCTGCTTTATTTTATTCTGATTAGGGCTTGATACGGCGTTGCCCGACTTCTTTGTGTGCAGCTAAGGCTTGCGGCTGGTCTGTTTGAGTGCGAGCCAAGATAAAAAACCGTCCGAACGGCAGATTTCGGGCGGTTTTTTGATTTTACACATTACAGATTATGGAAATTTCGAATAAGAAAGAGGTTTTGGCGTACATCCGAAACAATCCGGGCTGTACGGCCACGGCTGTTGCGAATGAGGTGTATGGCAAGTGGCGTTGGAGCGGCTGGATTTTTGCGCGAAATGATATTGAAGCGTTGTGCGATGAGGGTTTGGTCAGCAAGCGCTTTTTCCGTGGGATTTCGGTGTTTTATCCGGCAGGTGTGGGAAAGGCGAAAATGCCGTCTGAAACAGAGCAGGAAAAATGAACTTTCAGGAAGAAGATGCCGTCTGAAGGGCTTTCAGACGGCATTTGTATTCCCTACTGAATCAAACCGCCGACAGATTGCGGATGTGGTCAGATAAAGCGGGCGTTGAGCCTTTGCAGTCTGTCGAGCGAGCCGCAGACGTGGACGGCTTTTCCCATTGCCATCAGCAGCAAATCAGTTCCATTATCGTATTCTGCAGGCGCGTCAATTCAAGCATCGCACATTTGAAATTGTCGTCGGTTTGATTTTGGTTTTCCTTGCAGAACATAAAGTTCTCGTGGGCATCGCTGACTATCTTGGCCAAGTTGACGATTTCGTTTGCCGCCGCGCATTCCGCCAGCTGGATTGTCGACGTATCGCCGTCGTATGTCAGCAGGCGGGCGATGGCGGAATTGTGGTTTTCCGCAATCTCGCGTTTTCTGCATTGGGCATTGCTTGAATCGGCAGCTTTGACCACAACAGGCGCGGGGAGCTGTTTTTTCTCCTCTGCCGCCAGCATTGCGGGCAGGCTTTCAGCCTGTTTCGACCGGGATGCGCCGAGGCCGAAGGGTTCGACGGGGCAGTTTACGCCGGCAACGATGGGGCGGCCGGCTAGTTCGATCAGGATTTCATCTCTGTCGGATGGGTCGGTTTTGGGCTTGGCATCTAGAGGTTTTTCGGACGGCCTGTTTAGGTCGTAGCGTTCTTCCTTAATCCGTCTCAGGATTACGGGGTGTTTTTCCAAGATGTATTTGGGTAATTCGTTGATGAGTTTTTGTATCAGCGATGAGAGTTGATAAAAGTCTAAGTCATGGAGGCGGTTTCCGACCATGCCTCTGATTTTTGCGTCCCAACTTCCGTAGGTATCGACGAAGGAGTTGACCGATGCGGCTTGAATCGCGTTCAGGATGCTGTGCATTTCTGCCCGGGTTGCCACAATATCGGCATTTGCCGGTGCAGGGAGCTTGATGGTTTGTTTTGGTTGGTTGAAGTGGTTGTTGAGTACGCGGAAGCATTCGCGTTGGTAAGTGAGCAGGCGTTCGCGGATTTCGGGTTTAACGCGCTTTGCGTCCACGCCGAAAAGCCAGCCGTTGAGGTAGTCGATGGGTAGGCAAGCGGTTTTTTGTTTGCCTCCGTTTGAAGGTGTGTCCATCATGGACATAGCTGTATTCAGAATAGCGTTTCGCTGGATGCGTTTTAACTGTGCCTCCCATTGCAGTCCGATATTTTCGCATATCGGCTTCATGGCGACGTAGTGTTGGTTGTTTTGAGAAAAAACAGATACGGTTTGGCCGTGGAAAGAGATGTTTTGAACTTGGTTCATTTGAAGTTTCCTTGTTTTGATTTCGAAGTTTTGCCCAAGTTGGGCGGCCGCGAGGTTCGAAAACCTAAACAAGAAAGGCCGTGATTATTCCCTGCCGAAGCAGGTCTTGTATTCTCAGCCCTCGCGGCCATAGGAAACTTCGGTGGTATCAAAACAAACAAAAGGAAACCAAAGAATCGAATGGACGTAAAAAATTCACGCTGACGGGGTGAATGCCGCTTGTTTTGAGGTTTTCGACGCCTCGTAAAGCGGAATGTAAAGCAGAAAGAAAATGCTTGTCAAGAGAAATATAATTTGGCATGATGAAATTCGATTAAATCACGCAAGGAAATGTAAAGATGAAACGCTTTGCAGCTTTGGTAGTTGGTTGTTTGATATCTGCTGCTACGGTTGCGCAACCATTGGTGGACGGTATCGGGTTTCTGAAGATTGGTGATTCCGAGCAGTACGTCAAACAAATGATTGCCAAGAAACAGGGTAAGAAACCGAGGCTTTTGAAAGGAGATGACCTTTATCCGTCGTCTTACAGATGGGTGTATGAAGATTTGGCTTTGACCGAAGATTTTACCGCTCCAGAAATATTGATGAAGTTTCATCAAGGCAGGTTGTACTACATAGCAGTACATTATACGCTTGATGCGTATGACCTTGGAGATATGGGTGGTGTTGCAAGGGCTGTTGAAGATAGGAATGAGGCTTTCCATATTGCTAAGGCTTTGACGGATAAGTACGGTATTGAATCTGTCGAGGAAGAAGCGATAAACAGCTCAAGTTGCATTCATGTAAAAGAGGCGAAGAGATTTATCATTTTATTACCCTCCATAGAGGGCGTGAATGCGGGCATATTCAAAAACTTTTTAGATGATTTGTCAGGAAATCCGTTAAGTGGGAGCAATCTATATTTGTATGATCGAAGAAGATGCCCTGATAATGAAATATACATTATGGTTTATGACAGCAATGTATCCGATGAAGTGGAGAAAATAGAGAATAGGCTTCAGGACGAGAAAAAGGAAAAAGAAGAGGCCGAAAAGCGGGCGATTGAGGAGGAGGAGCGTTTGCAGTGGGAAGAAAGTATTAAGAAGATTTAAGGTTAAACAGGCCGTCTGAACATACAGACGGCCTTTTTGTTTGGAGCAGGTATGAATGCTGGGCAGTTGCGTCACCGTGTGGAGATTCTCCAACGGGTGAAGGAAAAGGACAAGTCGGGTGCGACGGTGTCTGTTTGGCGGCCTTTGGCTAAATTGTGGGCTGATGTGCGCCATGTGTCCGGTTCGGAGACGATGCGGAATGATGTGTTGACGGCTTCTGTACGCGCTTCTGTGCGGATTCGTTGGCGGACGGGTATTTCTGCGGATATGCGCGTCAAGACGGAGAATGGGATTTATGTGATTCGCGCGGTCATTCCTGATTTGCGCCGGCGTGAATTTTTAGATTTGACGTGTGAGAGCCTGCCTGATGAAAGTGGAAATTGATGCTGATTTTTCGGACGCGATTGCGCGGTTTGACAGTTTGCCGGAGGCGGTAGGAGAGAAGCTGCGCTGGGCGGCGTTTCGGGGTGTATCCCTGTTGCGCGAGGAAATTAAGATTCAGGCTCCGCGTCATCATAAGCGGCATTATTTTTATAGTAAGGGCAGCCGCAATGCTGACGGGAGCAAGCGGCGATATGATTTTGAACCGGGCGATTTGAGACGCTCGGTTTTTGCTTTTTATGATAAGTCGGATTCGGTCGATGGTCGGCGGGCGGTTTATCAGGTGGGTTGGCGCGACCGTGAGGGTAATCGGGGGCGTTATGAGGGCGGCGTGCTTCGGGCTGTGCCTTATGGGTATATGGTGCACAACGGGGTGCGTCGGAAAAATGGTAAGTCGATTGCGCCGCGTCCTTTTTTGTCCCGTGCGTTGAAGATTCAGGGTGCGAAGATGGAGGCGGTGATGCTGGATGCTGTTTTGGAGGTGGTGCGTGGAAGAATCTCTGATTAGTGCGATCGGCCGTGCTTTGCCGGGCGTGGATGTTTACCATGATTTTGCGCCTGAAGAGGCGGAATTTCCGTTGGTAATTGTGCAGCGTGTCGGCGGCGCGGGTTGTTTGTTTTTAGACCATAAAGATGATGGGTATGAAGTTCGGTTCTCGGTGTCGGTGTGGGATGTCGACCGTTTGGGTGCGGTGGAGAAGAGCCGCGCGGTGGAGCGGTCGGTGTTGGATTCGTTGGAAGGTTATGCGCTGTCGGCGGCGGATGCGGTCGTTTTGGACGATGGCCGGCGCGGGATGGTGCAGGATTTTGTTTTTATGACTGCTTAGGCGGTTTTTTGTTGGCGGCTGTCTGTTTGGGCGGCCTTTTTTATTTGGTTCTTTTTTAGGATTTTGATATGGCTGTTAATTTGGCTAATGGTTCGATCGTGCAGATCGCTACGAAGCTGCTGGCTGAGAAGAAGGTCACGGCAATCTCTAATGCGGCAGAGGCTGTATGTACGGCGACGGCCCATGGTTTGCAAAACGGCGACTATGTGGCTTTGCTGTCGGGTTGGGGTATTTTGAATGAGCGCGTGTTCCATGTGACAAGCATTGATGCAAACAGTTTCAAGCTCGATGGTATTGATACGCGCGATTTGAATAAATACCCTGCCGGTTCGGGCGTAGGCTCTTGCCAAAAGGTTAGCTCTTGGCAACAAATCACGCAGATCATGGAAGTTTCGAGTTCGGGCGGCGAGCAGCAGTTCACTCAGTTCGGCTTCTTGGAAGATGACTTTGAACGTCAGTTGCCGACGACCCAGTCTGCGTATTCGATGACGTTCAAAATTGCCGATGACCCGAATTTGCCCGGCTATAAGGCGGCTCAGACGGCAAGCGACAGCGGTAAGCTGACGCCGATGCGTATCATTCTGAAAAATAAATCGGTAGTCGTGTACAACGGCTATGTGAGTATGAATCCGATGCCGCAGCTTGTGCGTAACGAGGTGATGGCGGTCAATATGACGTATTCGCTGGCAGGTTTGTTCAACCGCTATTCTTGATTTTATGGTTTCTTCCTCTTTGGGTTGAGTGTTTGCCGTCCGTTTTCGGACGGCTTTTTTTATAGGAAAAAAAGTAATGTCTAAATTGAAATTGGCTCATGCCGCTACGTTTAAAACTGAAGTGAAAATCCCTGTTCCTGCCGGCGAGCCTTTGGCTGTTGAGTTTGAGTTTGTGTGGAAAAACCGCCCTGCGTTGGCGGAATTGGGCGACAAACTCAATGACGGTTCTGTCAGCGATGATGAAATTGTTTTGGACATCGTCAAATCTTGGGGCTTCGATGATGAGCTGAATGCTGAGAATATTTCTTACCTGTTAGACGAATATCCTCAGGCAGGTGTGGCGATTATTGATGCCTACTATTTGGCTTATGCGGACGCACGCGAAAAAAACTGATTGCCGCCGTCCGTGCGATGTTTTCTGACGACGAGAAGACGGTCTCGTCGTTGGGATTCTTCGGCTTTGATGCGGATGATGTGACGGCGGATGAGGTGGATGTGTGGCCGAACAATTGGGAGGCTGTGCAGTTGTTTTTGGCGGTATCCGGGCAGTGGCGAGTCAGCATGGCGGGAGCCTACGCGTTGGATTACAACGCCGTTGATGTTGCTATGAATATGATGGGTGTCAAAAAACGCCGCCGCAAAAAGTTGTTTGGTTTTTTACGCGTGATGGAACGCGAGGCTTTGTCGATAATGGGTGAGAAGAAGGATGGCTGAAAATACGATTAAGGCCGGTTTGGATGTCAGCGATATTGAATCCGGCGCGAAAAAGGCGGGCGTTGCGCTGCGCAGTATCGGCAAGGCGGCAAAGGATGCGGGTCAGCAATCGGCGGCTGGCGCGGCGGCTACGGCGGCGGGATATGACAAGGCTGGCAAAGAGGCCGAGCGGCTGACCAAGAAGCAGGAGCGTGCTACTCAGTCTATTATTAATGCGGTACAGCGTGAGATTGCCGTCCGTGAGGCCGGCGGGCGCGGTACGGCGGCTTATTATGAGTTGCTGGCGCGTCAGCGCGGGGCGGATGTTGCGAAAATCAGCGAAATTACGCAGGCGTTGAAGCGTCAAGAGAACCAACTGAAGCTGAATAATATTTCCGTCGGTCAGTACAACAATGCGATGCGGATGGTTCCGGCGCAGTTTACGGATATTTTTACGCAGTTGGCCGGCGGACAGAATCCGTTTTTGATTGCGTTGCAGCAGGGTGGCCAGCTTCGTGATTCGTTCGGCGGCTTCGGTAATATGTTTAAGGGATTGGCGGCCAGTATCAATCCTGCAACGGTGGCTCTTGGTGGCTTGGTTGCCGGATTGGGGGCTGTCGGTAAGGCGTATTACGACGGATCGGAGGAGTCTCAACGGTTTTCTGCGGCTGTTATTCTTGCCGGTGGTAGCGCAGGCGCATCGGCCGGTAAGTTGATGTCGATTGCCGATTCTGTCGGTCGGGCAACGGGTAGCTGGTCTGATGCGCGTGAGGCGATTTTGCTGTTTGTGCAGTCGGGCGCGGTAGCCTCTGAGAATTATGGCCGATTTGCTGAATCTGTCGTTTTGCAGTCAAAGGCGACTGGCAAGAGCGTGGAGGACTTGGCGCGTGTTTATGAGGAAATCGCAGACGATCCGTTGAAGGCCGTCGTCAAGTTTTCGCGCGTGTACCAAACATTGAATGCCGATGTGTATGAGCAGGCGCGTGCTTTGATTGAGCAGGGCAGACAGCAGGAAGCTGTGGCTTTGATTCAGGGCAAGTTCGCGGATGAATCTCAGCAGATGTCTGAGCGCGTGCTGGAAAATCTGGGCGCGATTGAGCGCGGCTGGAATGCGGTTAAAAAGGCGGCGTCGGAAGCTTGGGAGGACATGAAGTCCATCGGGCGAGAAGCTACGCTGGAGAGCCGGTTGGCTGAAAAGCGGCTGTTTCTGCAGCAAATTCCTGAAAATCCGTACACGCAGCCGCAGGTTGACGCGGCGAAGCGCGAAATTGATTTGCTGGAGAAGCAAATCAAGATGCGTGATGAGGCGCAGAAGCAGGCAGCCTTTATCCGAAAGGAGCAGGCTGATTCGGTCAGTGCTGCCGCTAATTTCGACCGTCTGAGAGACCAGACTCAAAGTAAGGCTGAAAAATTTGCGCGCGAAGAGCGGCAATGGCAGGAAAAGCTCAATGCACTTAAAAAGCATGGCAGTAATCAACAGATTGCCGATGCGGAAAAGGTGCTTGCTCGGTTGCGTCAGCAGCACAAAGAAGAATTGGCGGCTGATGCGGCGCGCGCTGCGAAGAAACGAGGTGCTGTTGATAAGAATTTATTTCCGACTACTTCTGCCGGATTAAGGCTGAAGCCTGGGGCTGAGGCAGGTGGTCGTGCGTTTGGCGGTACTTATGCTGCGATGCACGCGATGCAGCAGTTCTTAGGCGACAAGCTGGTTCGATTTGGTGCGGTAAACGACAAATACCATATTGGGAAGAACAGCTTTCACAATAAGGGTTTGGCGTTTGACATGACGCCGAATCTGTCGCTGAAGTCTGAGGACAAGGCGAAGGTTGCCCGCCAGATTAGGCAGTATTTTGAATCTTTGGGCTTCAAAGACGGCAAAGACTTTAATGTGAAATTTGAAGTCGGCGGTCAGGTCAATAAGAACGGTACGAAGGCAACCGCCGACCATTGGCATTTTAATTGGCGGTCTCAGGCTGCGGCGGCTCGTTTCGCCGGCGGCGTGGACGGTCAGGCTAAGGCGATGGCTCGGTCAGGTTTGTTTGCTGAGGCTAGAGAGCGTAAGCCTGAGCTGACCGGCTATCAGAAATGGGAGCAGGAGTTCGGGAAACGCCAGCTTGCTGCGAGTGCTGAGCTGTCGTTGTCTGCTGCGAATCTGAATAAAACCTACGCGGAACAGTTGCGGCTGTTGTCTGACCCGACTTTTAAGAAATGGTCGGCGGCCGAGCGTAAATCTGCTATGGATTTGGCGATTAAAGCCGACAATCAGGCAGATCTGACGAAAGAGGCGAAGAAATACGCTGATGCGCTGCGTGAGCTTGAGGCGGCAGGGCAACGTGATTTTGACGATCAGTTGTTTGAGTTGTCGTTGCTTGGTAAAACGCGCGAGGAAGTCGAGCGACTGACTGCTGCGCGGAAGTACGACAAGCTGATTGCTGAGGCTATTGCTTCAGGTGCCAGTGCTGATGTCATTAAGAGCTTGCAGACTGCCAAGCTTGATAATGACGGCCGCCTGCAAGAGCGGTTGCGCTTGGAGAAAGAAACCAAGGATGCGTTTGATAACAATTGGCTGGCCGGTATTTCAGCCGGCATGCGGAATTATTCGGATTCGTTCAAATCGATGCGGGAGAATATGTCTGATGCTGTGACGGGGTCGCTCGGTAAGATGTCCGATGCGTTGGCTGATTTCGTGGCAACCGGCAAGGCTGATTTTCGCAGTTTGGCTGTTTCTATTCTGCAAGATTTGTCTAAGATGCTGATTAAGATGGCGTTGTTTAACGCGATGAAGGCGGCGATGAGTGCTTGGGGTGGTGGCGGACTCAAAGACGGCGGCATGGTGCAGCAGTTTTCAAACGGCGGCGCGGTGTGGGGCGCGGGTACGGCGACGAGCGACAGTATTCCTGCGTTGCTGTCTAATGGCGAGTTCGTTATTAATGCGGCTTCGACCCGCCGTCATCGTGCATTGCTGGAGGCAATCAACCAAAACCGTTACGCTTCGGGTGGCGCGGTCGGCGTTGCGCCTCAAGTGGCGGCATTGGGCGGCGGTGCGGGCGGAATGACGGTCAATATTACGATTAACCGTGACGGCTCGTCTGATTCGTCGGTTGACGGCGATGTTGAGATGGCGAAACAACTGGGCGCGGCATTGCCTGCGATGATTGAAAATTGGTTTGTCAATAATGTGGTTCGGGTCGGCGGTCGTTATCACGGCAGCCGTTGATTCGGTCTAAGAGGTTTTATGGCTAAGGTTTTTAAATGGCAGGTTACGTCGGAAAGTACGGCGAAACACTCGTTTAATGTTCGAACGGTCAAGTTCGGCAATGGGTATGAGCAACGTCAGAAATTGACGCTGAAGCCGAAAATGCAGACTTGGCAAATCCGTATTGTGGGTATGAAGCCTTTGATTGAGGAAATCAAAGGCTTTTTTGATTCGTGTGGCGGGGTGGAGCCGTTTTACTGGACGCCGCCCGGTCGTGAGCGTTTGTTGGTCAAGGTTGTCGAATACACGGAAACGCCTAAGGGCGGCAAGGTGTATGAGCTGTCGGCGGAATTTGAAGAGGTGATGGCATGAATGCGCGAATGAAGGCGATGTCGGGAACGATGCTCAAGGCGTTGTCGGCTACGCAGCAGGATGCGTTGGTTGAGATGTGGGAGGTGGATTTCCGCGCTTTGGGCGGGGAGGTCTTTCGGTTCTGCAATCAGGTCAACGAACTGAATCAGGCAGTCGTTTGGAAGGGGCAGGAATACACGCCTTATCCTATTTCGGCTGAGGGTTTTGAGATGACTTCGCAGGGGGCGAGCAACCGTCCGACGCTGACGGTTTCAAACCTGCTTGGATTTGTGACCGGCGCGGCTGACCAGTATAACCAGCTTGTAGGTGTTGGCGTTGTGCGCCGTTTGACTTATGCGAGGTTCTTGGATGCCGCAAACTTTAAAGCCGGAAACCCTACCGCCGATCCCAATCAGGAAATTATCGGGAAGTACGTCATCGAGCAGATGACGAGCTTGACGGCTGAGCGTGCCGTTTTCGAGCTTGCTGCGCCTTCTGAGTCGGACGGGTCGGTCATTCCGGCTCGTATTATGATGGCGAATACCTGTATTTGGCAGTATCGTGGCGAGGGCTGCGGTTATGCGGGTCGGGCGGTTGCCGACCGTTTGGATATGCCGACGGATGATATTAAAAAGGATGCTTGCAGCGGCACGTTGACGGGCTGTCGGGCGCGGTTTGGCGCGACGGCTGTGTTGCCGTTTGGCGGGTTTCCAAGTGCGGATAAGGTGGGTGGATCATGATTGAGATTTCGGACGAAATACAAGATTTGATTTTTTGGGTTGCTGACGGGTACGCGCCGCAGGAAATGTGTGGTGCGATTGCGGATATTCATGATAAGGGTCGGCGTTTTTTTCTCATAGACAATATTGCCGAAAACCCAGAAGAAACTTTTGAGATGAATCCGAAAGGTTGGCAGGCGTTGGCGGCAGACGGCGAAATAGTTGCCGTTGTCCATTCCCATCCAAACGGCGAGCCGTTCTTGTCGGGTGCTGACCGTCAAATGCAGATTCAGACGGGTTTAGCGTGGATTTTGGCGGTTGGAGGCCGTCTGAAACAGTTCCGCTGTTGCCCTCATTTGCGTGGCCGTGTGTTTGAGTACGGCAAGGCTGATTGCGGGGCGTTGATTCGTGATGCGTTTATGTTGATGGGTATAGATTTGCCCGATCATGAGCGTGGCGATATTGATGATGATGCCGAGCATGAGTATTTGCGTAAGCATTTTGAGCGTGTTGGGTTTGTCCGTGTTTCAGACGGCCTGCGCGGTGGGGATGTGGTTTTGACGAGCTATGGCGGTCATGCGAACCACGCGGCTTTGTATTTGGGTGATGGGCAAATCCTGCATCATGCTTATAACCAGTTGAGCCGGCGAGAGCCGTTTAATCAGTGGTGGTCTGAGCGTGTGCATAGCGTTTGGCGGTATCCGCTCTTTGAGCCTGAGATGTTGCAGGCGGTCGAAAATGATTTGCTGCATTCGGTGGATTTATGATTACGGTGTGTTTGTACGGCGGTTTGCGCGAATGCGGCCGCCGTTTTGATTTGCAGGTTGCCAGCCCTGCTGAGGCGGTTCATGCGCTGACTGTGCAGATTCCTGCTTTGCGGCAAAAGCTGCGGCAGGGTTTTTATCAGGTGCGTTTCGGTCGGCGCGATTGGTCTGAAGGCGAATTGAAAAGCGGCTTCGGTCAGCCTGCCGGGGGTGTGCTGCATATTGTGCCGCGCGTTCAGGGTGCGGGCAAAAACGGCGGAATCATTCAGACGGTTTTAGGCGTGGTGCTGATTGTTGTCGGTGCGCTGACGAGTTGGTCGGGTGGTGCGAGCCTTGTTGTTGCGGGTATTGGTATGGTTGCGGGCGGCGTGGCGCAAATGCTGACGAAGCCGCCAAAGTTTGAACAGGGAAAAGGCGTTGAAAGCAGCCGGAATAGTTCGTTTTCTAATCTGAGCAATACGGCGGCGCAGGGGCAGTCGATGCCGCTTGCTTATGGCCGTATTTATTGCGGCAGCCGAGTGGTATCGCAGGGTATTGAATCTCGACGTATTGAGGGCAATAGTACGGCAGCAAACGGCAACAGCGTCGTCCGTATGGTTTTTGATGCGGCGAAAATTAAAAATCCTAATGGCAATTCCGATCCGATGGCGGTGGATTTGACTTTGGGGATGAAGAAAACTTTTATTCAGGGCGTTGCGGCAACTGCGCCGAACGGTCAGAAATACAATACGGATTTTGAAAATGACTCCGTCCGTGCGATGAATTACGAGGCGGTTTATACGGTAGATTGAGGGTTTTGGAATGGGCGGTAAATCAGGTGGCGGCGCGTCAACGCCGTATGAAGCTCCGAATACTTTGAATTCGGCGCAGTCTTTGCGGATTATTGATGCGATTTGTGAAGGCGAAATCAGGGGTTTCGCCAATGGCAACGATAAGCCGTGGAAGTCTGTCTATTTTGATGATACGCCCGTTCAGAATCCTGACGGGTCTTTTAATTTTAAGGGCGTCGTCGGCTTTTTCCAGCGCGGCACGCCCGACCAAACTTATATTCCGGGCTTTGATGCTTCGGAGCGTGCCGTGCCTGTGTCGGTCGAGGTCAAAAACCGTGCGCAGGTGGTGCGGGCGGTGTCTGACGAGTTGGTCAGCCGCCTTCGGGTAACGGTCGGCGTTGAGCGTAACTACCGAGTTGCGGATAACGGCGATACAAGACCGGCTGAGACAATTATGTTGGTCGATTTGGTCGGCAATAACGGTATTGTTTCGTCTAAAACTGTGGCTTTTACGGAAAAGTCGAGCGGCGTTTATTATCAAGATGTGTTGTTTGACAAGCTTCCTAGCGTGCCATTCAACATTCGCGTTTCGCGCGTGTCTGCTGATAGTTCGACTGACAGGGAGGTCAATAAGACTTATTTTGCCAGCTATGTCGAAATTATCGATGCGAAATTGAGTTATCCTCATACGGCGTTGGCGGCGTTAGCGATGGACTCCGATCAGTTCGGTAGCAATAACCCGCGCCGGAATTATTTGATTGACGGCATGTTGGTCAATGTGCCGTCGAATTATGACCCCGTGAAACGGACTTATACCGGCTCAGTTTGGGACGGTTCATTTAAAAAAGCATGGACGAATAACCCCGCGTGGGTTTTTTATGATGTCTTGACTCAGCCGCGTTATTCCACGTTGGCACGCCGTCTGAAAACGGCTGATATTGATAAATGGACGTTGTACCAAGTCGGTAAATACTGCGATGAGCTTGTGGACGATGGCTTTGGCGGTAAAGAGCCGCGTTTTGTGTGTAATGCCTACATTACAAGCCGTCGTCAGGCTGGAGAGTTCCTGCTTGATTTGGCAAGCGTGTTCCGTGGGTTGCCGGTATGGGATGGCAACCGCTTCTCGTTGGTGATGGATGCGGATTCTGACCCTGTTGCTATGTACAACAATAGCAATGTCAAAGACGGCCTGTTTGCTTATTCCGGTGTGCCGTTGAAATCTATTACGACTGCTGTGGTCGTGCAATATGTTGATAAATTTGACGGGTATCGAACGAAGACGGAATACGTCGAGGACCAGCAGGCGGTTAAGCGATACGGTCTGAATGTCAAACAGATTACGGCTTTTGGTTGTGACAGCCGTGGACAAGCCGCGCGTTATGGCGCGTGGGTGTTGGAAACGGAATTGCGACAGCAGTCGGCAATCAAGTTTACTGTCGGACGTGAAGGTTTGCGTCATTTGCCGTATGACGTTGTTCAGGTTATGGATAACGACTACGCCGGGGGTGAGGTTTCAGGCCGTCTGAAAGCGGTATCGGGGTTGACGGTCACGCTTGATCGCGATGTTGAGGATTCGGTCGGTAGGACATTATCAGTACAAATGGCTGACAGGCTGAAGACTTTTAAAATTATGGCTCAGCCTGCCAAAAACCGATTGGAGCTTTCCGAGGCTGTGGACGTTGAGGCTGGTAGTGAATGGGTGTTGATGGGGCGCGTGAAACCGCGCCTTTATCGCATTATCGGCACGAAAGAGAATGCGGAAGAAGGTACTTTTGAGGTAACTGGCATTTTGCATGACCCGACAAAATACGCTGCCGTCGATAACCGCGCCCGATTTGAGACGAATGTAACAACGCTTCACGGAGCCGTCCCGAAACTGTCTTTGCCTGATGTGAAGTCGGACGGAGATAAGTTGTTAATTTCGTGGGATAACTTAACTGCTGACGGCGGTGTTTTATCTTATGATATTAAGATTTATCGCAATAATAAGCTGTACCGTCATATTCCTGATGCTCAGACGGCTGATCTTTCGCTGCAAAACCTGCCAAATGGTCAGTATCGCGCGGAAATTCGCGGACGGAATGCGCGCGGGGTGCTGTCAGACGCAGCCGTCAAATCATGGACCGTCGATTACGGCGTTAGCGCCCTGCAATCCGTGGCGAGGTTTAATGCCATCGATTTGTCGTGGAATGTGCCGCAAGTTGCCGTGAATGCATTGAATACCGAAATTTGGTACGGAACAACGTCGGACGTGCAGGGTATGAAGCGGTTGGCCGTACTCCCATATCCGCAAAACACATACACGATGGCAGGCGTTGCCGTCACCGACGTCTACTATTTTGCCGTGCGTATCGTGGATGCCTACGGTAACAGTGGTGAATATTCGTCGGTCGTCTCCGGTCGGGCAGACCCCGATCCCGTGCCTGTGTTGGCTCAAATCCAAGGTCAAATCGGGCGCTATGCGCTGTCTGATACGCTGTGGAATGAGTTTGGCGTAGAAACGGATAAGCGGGCGAGAGTTGAATCTGCCAGGTTGCGCGGTGAGCTTGTGACTCAAATCAACGCTGCCAGCAGCAAAGCCAACCAAGCCGAAACGAAGGCAGGTCAGGCACAGACGGCTGCCAATGCTGCCAGCGGTAAGGCTGAGCAGGCTAAAAAATCAGCGGAGCAGAATGCAGAAACGCTGCGGGAAATTGACCGAAAAGTTACTCAGTTTGGCAAGGACTCTAAGGCTGTGGCAACGACAGTGGCGAACTTGGAAAATGCCACAAGGTCTACCCTGACCATAAAAACCGAAGCTCAGACAGCCGGTGGGCAAAAAGTGGTTACCGGTATTTCGCAGACGGCAGACGGGATAACGAATACCTCCAAGGTAACGATACTGGCAGACAAGTTTGAGGTAGTCAGTGCCAACAGGGGCAACCCTGTACAGCCTTTTGTGGTTAAAACCGTAAACGGTCGCGCTCAGGTCGGTATCAACGGCGACTTGATTGCCGACGGTACGATACAGGGCAGGCACATTGCAGCGAGTCAGACTTTACAGTCTCCGACTATTGTTGCCGGTGCGTTGCGCATGGGTACTTTTTCAATGAACCCCGACGGGTCGTTTGAGTCGTCGGCGAAAGAGGGCGCGGCCGGTATGAGTTTGTTCCAGTATGGTTTGGTCATCCGCGATGAGCAGGGGCGTATTCGCGTTGTACTGGGGAATAGGGATAAATTGAAATGAGTTATGGTTTATTCGCATTTGATAAGGACGGCAATCCGGCTGATATTCATCTGCAGTCTTCATTGGTTGTGGAGGGTGTTTTGTTTCTAGGTAACGCCCCGATGGGGTTGATTGCCTTGGATATGCTGTTCCCGCGTCGGAATTTCTTCAAGGGGATTTTCCTCTTGCCACAATCTCATTCTATTGGGAACTGGAACACCGAGCATTTGAGCATATCGAAGTTGCAAAACGGGACATTGCAATGGATACATACCTTTTACCATAAACGGCTCTGGGGCGACCGTCTTATCACGCATTGCGGGGCATTTGCAGGGAGGAGCTTGCTTTATGGCTACTTCAACTAATGACGACAACTGGGGGTTCTCGATTTATAACGAGGCGGGAATTGATTTGGTCAACTTCGGATTATCCACGCCAAAATATATCGGCAAACTGCATTTGCGATTGCGCGAAGGCGGTGGAAACCCATTAGGAGATTTGCGCGTTGTGGCTGAGAACGGGCGCGAAGTCGGAGTGACTGACGAGTCTTTGAACGTCCCGTTTATCAACCTTATTGCCGGTTACCCCCCAAGTAAGACCCCTGAATGGTCTACAGGGGCTATAACCAATGGGTTTGTATTCAACGCGCCAAACAACGGCATACGTTTGATGTTGCCTATATTTGGGAACTCTGAGCTTGCCGATAAGAATGTCCGGTTTGGATTGCTGCCTGCGGTCATACACGGATGGGGCAGCGGGTTTGACCGTGAAAAGATGGACATGGCTGAACTGATGTGCAGGTCGCTAAAATCAGGTGCCGATATTTTACACGCCCACTTGGAGATGAAGCATCGAGACGGAACGCTGACGGATGACGAGAAGTCTAAGTATGTAACGGGGCTTAATTACACAATACTGGATAAGTCTTACAACCCGACCGGAATGCCTTTCACCGCCTCATTCAGGAGCACCCGCATAGGTAATCATGATTTGGCAGGTTTTTCCGCCGTCAGTTTCGGTTGCGGCTATATGGTTGTCGATATGGCGGGCGGTACGGATTTGGAAATTTACTTTTATGAAACGGCAGGGTTGCCCTATAAGTATCTATGTAAATGTTCCACGGTTTTTGAGTACCAACCTTACGGTTTGTCTTTTTACCATCCTGAACCTCAGGAATTGAATTATGTGATGGCAAAAAAGGGCAGCCAAGCGGAGGTTAATGACGGCTTTAACCGGTCAGTAACGTTCTCCGATTTGGTGGTCGGCAAGGTCGAGAGGTCGAGGTGGTTTTTCACTCGAACCCCGCCTAATTACAGGTATTTTCCCGATACCGTTCCCGCCATTATTGATACGCTGAAGAATGGAGAGAACTCGGAAAATCGGAGGAAGCTCGCAAAATTCCTAGAGGGAGATGAAAATGCGGCATTAAAGTACAGCCAATATGATAGTTCTTTGCAACCGTTAAAACTATTGGGTGCGCCAAACCCGAAGGAGAGTGTGATTGTCAAACGGTCTGACTCTAATGGGATTTTTTATACGCTGTCAGGCGGAAATTTGTCAAAAGCTGCGCAGCCTGTGGGCATTATGGGGTGGGACAATGTTGAGTATAACAGGGTAGGTTTGCCCGATGGTCTTGGGGTTGGCATTCACAGCCTGTTTCAAAAGAAGCCTGCCCAGAGTCCGTATTTTCCGTTGCTACCCACGCCTGCCGATACTTTTAGATGGGAACTCGATAAGATAAAGCCCTATCAACCGGTTTTAAATTATCGGTACTCAAATATGGTTGCAGACACCAATATTTACGACAAACAGTTTGATTTAACCGGATGGCAGAAGTTGAAGGTTGGCGCGGTCAATCTGTTCAACAGTCGGATGGCATCAAATTTGACATATAGCTACAGGCAATTCAATAAAGCTCAGGCGATTGCCCATGTCCCACGCAGCACTGACATCGTATTGGGTCATTATAAAAACCCTGTTTCGGAAACGAATTATTATGATGGGGAAATCCGCGATGCCGAGCGGCGTGCAATAGAGGTTCGGTTGCAGGCTGAAGCCAGGTTGGAAGCAGCGGCAAAGTTTTGGGAAGACGAAATGGAAGCTGACGCATTTGACGCTGAAATCAATGAATTTAAAGCGAAAATGGGTATGCTTGAGCAGATTGCAAACATTACCAATACCAATAATTCAAGGTATTGGCAGATGCCGTTTTGGGGGATGTGGTCTTATCGGCACGGCGATGATTTGGAGTTGTTTTGCGCCACAGTATCAGACGCAAACATTGAAGAAACACGAATCCCGCTGTCAGACCAGTGGTTGTGTTGTAGAAAACCTGATTTTTGATTCTAACCGCCGTCTTTCAGACGGCATTTTATTTCCTAGGAGGATTTTATGGCTGAATCGGCTAAACACATTATCGGCATCCTTGCCGAACTTGAGGATGAGGCAACGGGTGTTCCTTCGTCCTTCCAATCTGTTACGAACTTGTCATTCGACTACACCTATCGGTACTACACGGCAACATTGGGCAGTTGGTACAACAAGGCAGCGTTTGAAAAAGGACGTTCTCCTGTCGGCACAATTCAACTGCAGTTAAGCGAAGCACCTCCCCGCGATGTTGATGTGATTGACTGGGTTTTACAGCAAATCGTGTCTCAGCAAGGGGGCGATAACCGGTTTGCAGATGCCAAACTGGTCTACGCGGAATAAGTTTTCAGAGTGCGATGCCTGCCCGCAGGGTACGGCATGACCGCCGCAGGGCTTTGGCTTTGCGGCGGTTTGTTTTTAGGTGTGTTTTATGAACAGGTTGGCTTTTTTATTTGATTGGCGGTCGCTGCCTTCCCGTTTTCAGGCGTGGTTGTTCGGTACGGGGACACGGGCTTTGGAGATGGTCAGCGGCTTGGGGTTGTTGGGCTATGCGGCGGTTTTCGCGCTGTCGCCCGACGATATTTATTCTTGGCGGATTTACTACAAGTTCCACAACCTGCCTGAAATATGGCTGGTCGCCATCTTCGGCGCGGTGGGGCTGCTTCAGACGGCATTGCTGATGTTTCGTGGTTTTCGGGCGAACGTTGCCAGTGCGTACCTGCTGACTTTGGCGGGCTTCATTTGGTTTTTGGTGTCCGTTGAGTTTTGGGGTGCGTATCCACCTGCACACACGGGCATGGTTATTCCGCCGCTGTTGGCGTTTCTCTGTGCGTTGGCGGGCAACAATACGCTGAAGTTTCTGTTCACGAAAGGGAAAGATGAGGTGGCTTGAATGGGATTCATGCAGTTCGGGCTGCTCTTCGCAGCGGCAGGCGGTGTATTGGGCGGCGTGTGGGCAAGCCTTCAGGAACACGACCGCCCGATGCAGGCTGTGCTGGAGGCTTTTATTTCCGCAATCGCGGCGGCGGCTGTGGCGGAACGTTTCGTGCCTTTGAATCAGGTGTGGACGTGCGCGGCGGCGGGGGTGTTCGTGGGCATCATGACGGGTCATGCGCTCGATACGTTTCGCGCTCTTGCGCCTAAGGTTTTACGCGGTTACTTGGGCGGCTTGGCGGAAAAGGTAACCGGCGTGAAAGACGGAGGGTCTTCGGATGGAAAAGATTAATTTTGAATGGTATCGCGGCGACGATGAGATGGAAACCTTGGTTTTTGAGTCGGATGGCGAACCGGTGGATTTTACGGGCTGCGATTTTGCGATGGACATTGTGCCTGAGACGAATGGCAGCAGGGGCATACGACTCAGCCTTTCAGACGGCATCTCGGTGGAGGGAAACCGTGTGCAGATTAAGGTGTCGCACGACAAGACGGACGGCGTTGTCTGGCGGTCTGCGAAATACGATTTGCAGATGACGGACGGCGAGGGGCGCGTGAAGACGCTGTGTTTCGGACATATCCGGCTGACGCACGATGTTACGCGTTAGGGTTTGAACGAGTTTCAGCCGGAAAGGAAACACGATGAAGATAGAACGCACGGAACGTGTGGAAATTAATGTATCCGTATTGCAGAAGCCTGCAATCACGGTACGGCTTGAGCCTTGTGCCAAGCCTTTTGTGCCGCCCGACGTGGCGGTTGCGGAAGTGCCGCCTTTGGCGGATTTGATTTTTAACTATAACTTGGGAGTTTTATAAATGAGCGACAATTTGAAAAACATTTTGAACGGCTTTGCACAGTTCGTGGGCGAAAAAGACAAGGAGCTGAAGGCTTCTTTGACTTTGAACATCGAAACGGCGAAAAACGGTGCGGTGGAGTCCGCCGCCACTGCCGCCGATGCAAAAATTGCCACTGCCAAGTCTGACCTGAAACAAGAGATTCAGACGGCATACGAAGCTGCAATCGCTGCACTGAAGACCGAATTGGTCGGCGGTGCATCTGAAGAACTGGATACGTTCAAGGAGCTTGCAGACGAGTTGGCGAAACTCAAAGCCGACGGCAGCGATGCGCCTGCTGCGGTTTTGGCCAAGGTAACCGAAATCAAGCAGACTGCCGATGCTGTGAAGGCAGAATTGGAAGCAGTAACCCTTCAAGAATTGAAGGATAAATTTGCCGCTGCGTTCAACGGTTGATTTTGAACAGAGGGATGGCGTGCTTTAGTCTTCCGCCATCCCTTTTCTCCATCTAAACTTTCGGAGGCTTTATGCTTAGAGATGTTTTAAATGATTTTTCGGAGTTTGTCGGCGGCAAGTTCGACAAGCTGAACAAGGATGTCGAGGCTCTCAAAAAAGCTGCGGCAAATAGCAAGGCAGTCGACTTGCACGACAAAAAGTCTTTGCGCCTTCCTGATACTAACTCTTATCGCTTCGGCAGCAACCTCAGTGAATCGGAAACAGACATTCCGGTCGGCGATGAATTTGAACGCGCTAAAGACAAGGTGGTTACTTGGAACGGCAAACGCCTGCTGCCCAGCCCTTATATCAACACTGCCTTTGCAAAATACCAAGAGAGTAGGGTCAACGGTTTGTACCGTCCTTTATCTGTATTCCCGGAAGCTTTGGGGCAAACTCCGCCCTTGGGTCCCGATGTGATAAACCTTGTTCCACTGGAAAAATTGGACGGTCAAAAATTCAGCATTCCGGATGCGTCTTCTGTCGCCGTTGTTGCGTGCAATCGTGTCGGCCCGGGTGTCCTTACTTATGATTATATTATCCGCGTCAAAACAATTTCCGACACAGAAGACCTCAAAGAGAAGCAGGTCTCCGTCTGGCATATTGCGGGCAATGGCTTAACGCACTGGAAAACCCACCCGAGCCTCGCAGCGTTTTCAGACGGCATCCTGACATTGGGTACAAATATCGGCGGGGCGATTGTTGCCGTGGTCTTCAACGACGGTTCGCGGGCGTGCTATAAAATTGCCGCCAGAGTGTCAGGCTTTAGCACTCTACCTAGATTCAGGACGAATATATTACACACTGGCACTGAAGCAGTTAGCGGAGGTACAAGCAAAGAAGAATTGGATCAGGCTACACGTTATGAATGGGGCGAAGATGTAGTTTATCCCCCTGTCCCCAGTATTGAACAGTTCTACACGCCTCAACAAGTGCAAGTAAGGTTAAACGACCTCGAATTCGACGAAGAGGTGGACAGTCAGGGCGATTACCGTATTGCCAATGTGTCAGTGCTGATTCCGGAGAATTTAACTGAAAAAGAAGTGCTTGAGACCATCAGATCCTTGAGGCCTGAAAAAACAAACTACCGCATCAAACGGCCCGTTATCTCCTTAGCCAAGGGCAAGGAATATAAGTTCAAAATTAAACTCAACAACCCCCCTATGCTGGCAGGCAACGTATCCGTCGCTTCGGACGGCACGGTTACCGTATCGGCAAACGCAACGGAAAAAGACAGCGTGTTCGGGGATGCGCTCCAAATCGTAATTAGCTAACAAGGGATTGAGGTGTAAACCGAAAGTTTACACCTCGTATTTTATTGGAAAGGAAAAAGAAATGAATGAATTACCGTGGATAGCGGAAGCCCGTAAATACCTTGGCACTCACGAAAAAGTGAATGGCAAATCAAACCCTGTACTTTTAGCGATGTTGCAAGAAATGGGAAAATTTAACCGGGAACAGAAAGCGTGGTGGAAAGAAACGGATACCCCGTGGTGCGGGCTGTTTGTCGGCTACTGCCTGGGCAAGGCAGGACGCGCGGTGATTAAAGATTGGTATCGTGCAAAAGCGTGGGCAAGTGCCGGGCTGACGAAATTGGCAAAACCTGCCTATGGTTGCATTGCGGTCAAATCACGACAAGGCGGCGGTCATGTGTTCTTTGTTGTCGGCAAGAATGCCAAAGGTCAGATTTTAGGCTTGGGTGGCAATCAGGGCAATACCGTTTCTATCGTGCCGTTCAACGCGGCGGATATTGACGGCTACTATTGGCCGTCCAAATTGGTTGGCGGCAAGCCTGTGCCGTCCAGCCCATCCCCCGAACGCTACGTCCTGTCATCTGTTACTGCAACGGCGGCGCATGGTGCAAGCGAGGCGTGAGGCCGTCTGAACGGATGATGTGGGCAAATCCCGCATCACTTTTTGAGCGGTTGAAAAAGCGAAAACCCCCGAATCGGGGGCTGGCGGTTAGGAGCGGTTGATAAGGTTCAGCGCGGCTTTTGCCAAGAATCCGCTGCGTGTCTCGTGATGAACGGCGGTGTATTCATCTACGCGGTCAAGCAGATATTGCGGCCAACTGACGTTAAAACGGGTTTGCTGCTGGCTGATTTTGGCGGGGTCAATTTCAAGCAGCAGCCAAACAGCGTCTTTAAAGTCTTCTTGGCCTTGCAAATCTTGGATATTGCTGGCTTTCAAATCGTCGAACATTCCGTCTTCAATCATGCCGTCGATGTGGAAGTAGGCGGCTTCCTTGGCATTGGCAACGGCTTCTTCTACGGTCTCGCCGTAAGAAAAGCAGCCGGGAAGATCGGGTACGGTTACGCCGTAGCCGGTATGTTCGTCTTTGTGTAAGGCGATCGGGATCAACATATTCAGGCTTTCTTCATTTTTATAAAACGGTCGGGCGCGTGAGATTACCCTGATTGCAAAAAGGGCGGTGGGTCTCCCCACCGCTTACGCTACTTCAAGCCTGCCTGTTTGTAAATCTGTCTCAACGTTCCTAGCGGCAAGTCTTTTTTCGGATGCGGTACAGTAACACGGCCTTTTTTCTCGGGGTGTTTGTACTGCCGATGACTGCCTCGGGTTGAAACCAGAAACCAACCGTCAGACTCTAGAAGCGCAATGACTTGTGCACTAGTCATATAACTTCCTTTATTACAACTATGGCAGATTTGCCATGTGTGTATTATTACACAATTATGATTTTTGTGCAAGTGTTTTGTGTGTATTTTTAGCGAAAGAAAATGAAATGAACAACCAACTGAAATTTGTAGAACGGCAAATCGTCGAGTGGGAAGCCAAAAGCAAAGACGCGAGCGAAAACGGCGACTTTAAAGCTTTTGAGTTTGCCGAAAGCGAAATCAAAAACTACAAAGAAATGTTGAAAATTTATGAACAGCCTGCTACTTAAAAACCGGAAGCTGATTGCGGTGTTGGCTTGTTTTGCGCTGATTGTGGGCGCGTGGCGACACGACCATGCCGCCCAATACCGGCGCGGCCGTGAATCCATGGCGGCGGAAATTTCAGGCCGTCTGAAAGATGCCGCGATTGAGAAAGCGAAGCAAGACCGTGAATCGTCCGCCATGTATCAAACCGGCAAGGCCGTGCGCGAAGAAAAGGAGCGCATTAGATATGTACAAGTGCAAAAGATTGTTGAAAAGCCTGTTTTTCGGAACATTTGCATTGATTCTGACGGCCTGTCAGTCATCAATACCGCCATTGCCGACGGCGACTAAACCGCCTGCCGACCTTGTGCAACCATGCCCGAACCTGCCTAAACTTGAGGGCGGAACAGGCGCGGATATACTGCCGTGGTCGTTGCAAGTCATCGGCTTGTACAATGACTGCAAAGCGCGGCATAAGGCACTGGCGCGGGCATCGGGCGCAGATTGAGTTATTAAATAAAACTTAATAACTGAACCGTCAACTTTTTGTTGACGGTTCACAAGAAAAACAAAACAACGTGGTGTGATGATTTTACTCATTTGACAGGGTGTAGAG